GAAAATTGCTATCTTCTCGTCCAGAACGGAAGCTGAGGACTACGTTGACCGTGAAAAAATCAACCGCAAACGCTATTATGTTTGCATTTTCAGGAGGTAATTTATGCAGTATTGCTATGTGATTTACAACGCTCTCACGGGGAGATATTTACAGTCTGCGCCGCATTGCTTCAAAGCTTTTGCCACACTCTGGCACGCACGGAAGTTCATCAAACACAACAATCTGAGACTGGATGTGTTTCAGGTTCAACACGTTCTCGCTACACCGGATAGGATTATCAGGCAGTATGAAATTGATGAGAGAATTGTGGAAAGTGCGGATAAAATTTATTGATTTTGACATGAGAAATGCTATTGACAACGGGTCTAAAGTGTGGTAAACTAAAATTAACTATAAGCTTTTTTAAAGAAAGATTGCAGAAAGGATGATTTTATGGCAGAAAGTTATGTTGAACGTTTGGAAAGAGAACACTCTTCTTTACCTGAAAAAGAGCTTGAATGTTGGCTGAATCGTGCTTTTTATGCAGAAAAAAAAGCAGAAGCTTTGAAACTGTGCGTACAGAAGTGCAGAGAGCGTGCAGAGAGCATTTCAATATGTTGTGAGGGAAATGACAAGGGCAAATGTGACGGCTCAAAAAACGGCGTTGAAAACGCTCTGGTGATGCTTCTTGACAAGGAAGAGGAATATAAGAAACAAATATGCGAACTTCAAGGAATTTCAAATGAAATTGAAGCAGCTATCAGAATGCTTAATAATAACGATTTGGAAACAGTCCTCATATATCGCTACATACTGTTTCGTTCTATTGAGGAAACGGCAGAAGCGATGCATTACAGTGTGCGGTCTGTCAACCGTAAACATTACGAAGCAATAAAAAAGTTGGCACACTTTGGCACACTTTGGCACACTTTGGCATTGAATGGCACAAAAGAATGTGCTAAAATGATATCATAGAAAAGCGACGGAAGGAAGATTCCCGGCTTTTCCGTGCGGTAAACACAGCCGACCGCACGTTTTCGGGCTTCCGGTTTCATTTGAGTTCCTTTATTATTTACGATGCGGTGGAATACTGCCGTATCGGATGCAGCTTAATAGTTAAGGCGAGTGCGATTCTCGCAGGCTGTACCAAAATCTAACTGCGTATTGTTTGACATCCTCCTTTTTTACAGAATTCCGTCCTTTTCAGGGCGGTTTTTCTGTATACGGAGATTGAGAACAAGTTCTGAAAGGAAGTGAGATAATGACCGCAAATCAGCGTAAATTTGCAGATGAATTTTTAGTATGTGGGAATGCAACAAACGCTTATAAAGCAGCATATCCAAATGTAAAAAAGGATGAAACGGCAGCTTCTAACGGTGCGAGATTGCTTAGAAATGCTAAAGTAAAATCGTATGTCGACCAACAGCTTGAAAAAATCAGCAGTGAAAAAACAGCTGATGCAAAAGAAGTCATGGAATATCTCACGTCCGTTATGCGTGGGGAATCAAAGTCAACGGTATGCGTTACCGTAGGGACGGGTGACGGAAAAAGTGAAGCACAGCTTGTCGAAAAACCACCGGAAGAAAAGGAGCGGCTTAAAGCAGCCGAACTCTTAGGCAGACGTTACGGATTGTACACGGACAAGGTTGACGTAAACTCAGCGGCATCCGTGATTATTTCGGGGGAAAACGACCTTGAAGAATGAAATCTATCTGCCTGAAATCGTGGGAAAAGGTTACAGGGACTTCTGGAATTTCAAAGGGCGTTACAATGTCTGCAAGGGTTCAAGAGCTTCAAAAAAATCCAAAACAACGGCTCTCAGGTGGATTTATCTCATGATGAAATATCCACAGGCGAATTTGCTTGTAGTCCGAAAGTATTTCCGAACGCTTAAGGAATCGTGCTTCTCGGAGCTTAAGTGGGCGATTCATCGCCTTAAGGTGGATGCATTCTGGAACATCAAAGAATCTCCGCTTGAAATGTGCTATAAGCCGACAGGGCAGAAAATCTATTTCAGGGGACTGGATGACCCTTTGAAAGTTACATCCATTACGGTGGATGTGGGAGTGCTTTGTTGGGGGTGGATTGAGGAATCCTATGAAATCATGAACGAGAGCGACTTCAACACGCTTGATGAATCAATTCGAGGTGAAATCCCGGAGGGACTGTTTAAACAGTGGGTGATAACGTTCAACCCTTGGAACAGTCAGCACTGGCTTAAGAAACGTTTTTTCGACACACAGTCCCCTGATGTTCTTGCAAAAACCACGAATTATCTTTGTAACGAGTGGCTTGACGAAGCGGATTTAAAGCTTTTTGAGGACATGAAGCGTGACCGTCCGGAACGTTACAGAGTTGCGGGACTGGGCGAATGGGGCGTTACTGAGGGGCTTATTTTCACCAACTGGACAAGTACGGATTTGTCGGCAGAAATTCCGCATTTTGCAAACATCTACAACGGTCTGGACTTTGGCGCAGCCGACCCGAACGCTCTTATCCGCATTGACTTTGAACCGGGACAGAAGAAAATCTACGTCTTTGATGAATTTTATCAAGGGGGAATTTCTCTTGAAACGCTTGCTAATGAAGTCAAGTCCAGAATCGGGAGCGAGTATGTTATCTGCGATTGTGCAGGCAAACAGCAAATCATTGAAATGTGTCGATATGGCTTGAAAGCAATCCCCTCACGTAAGGGTGCAGGCAGTAAGCTCTATGGTATACAGTGGCTTCAAGGCTATGATATTGTGGTGGATTACAGATGCCGACATTTCATCGAAGAAATAAGCGAATATTGTTGGACGAAGGACAGAAACGGTAATAATTGCGATATTCCGCAAGACGGCAAAGACCACCTGATGGATGCGCTCAGGTATGCGACCGAACTTGTACAGCACAGATAAAAGAGGTGAAAAAATATGTCATACAGAAGAAACCCGGCACGGAGAAAATCCGAATGCTACCCCGATTTTTCAGCCGAATTCGCAGCACTAAGCTCCGCAGACGGCAACTATTCCACGATTAATCTTACACAAATCATCGGAACGGCAATACGCCGTCACAGACTTAATTCGATATATAACCGGCACCTTTTTGAACGGTATCAGTGTCTTGATGACGGTGTGCCTATTTTCCGCAGAAAACCACGCTTTTCGCAACAGGAAAATCCGATTAACAATCAGCTTAACGTGGATTTTTTCAGTGAAATAGTTGATTTTAAAACGGGATATTTCGCAGGAAAGCCGATTGCTTACAGCTACAGCAGCACCGCAGAAGCAAGGGAAATAACGGGCGGTGAAGCCAAAGCAGAACAAGCCGGAAAGGCTATCACGGATTTTGTGATGCACGCTAATATGTACGGGGCTGATATGCAATGCGTAAAGCACGCTGCAATCTGCGGATATGGCGCAAGATTATTCTACATCGACAAATGCGCAAACGAAAATGTCATGTCAATTTTGCCTTATCAGGCTCTTTTTATTACTGATACGGGGGATATTTCACAGCCCGAATATGCCGTTCGTTACTATCGTGTAAGAGATATCAACGACAGCTTAATTTGCAAGGCAGAATTCTATGACAGTAACTGTATTTATTACTTTTCGGGAAGCTCGTTTGATACGCTTGCACCGGAAAGAGACCCGGTAATGCATCTTTTCGGGAGCTGTCCTTTGCAGGGCATTCCTAACAATGCGGAGCTTACGGGCGATGCGGAAAAAGTGCTGTCCCTGATTGATGCTTATGACCGTGCAGTTTCAGATTCAAGCAATGAAGTAGAAAATTTTGCACAGGCTTACATGGTTTTCAAGGACATTCCCGTCAGGGACGAAGAAATTGTCAAGGCTCAGAATGACGGAACAATCAAGCTCATGACAACCTCCGAGCATTCGGATGTTTATTTTCTTACAAAGGATATTAATGATACCTTTTTACAAAATTTCCTTGACCGTCTTAAGGACGATATTTACCAGAAATCAAAGACCCCGAACATCAACGATGAAGCGTTCGGAAATGCATCGGGCGTTTCCCTTAAATTCAAGCTTACACAGCTTGAAGCAAAGTGCGGAATGCTTCAAGCAACAATGCAGACGGCAGGAACTTATATGTTCAGGCTGTTGTCTCACAGTTGGGGAAATCGCCTTAACATTAACGTTGCCCCCGAACAATGTGTCATGGAATTCAAGCGCAACTTCCCGTTGGATGCTCTCAGCGAAGCTCAGGCGGCGCAGACAATGATTGCATCGGGACTTCCTAAACGGCTTGTCTATGGTAACGCATATAGTTTTGTAGATGACCCTGAGTATGTAATGAAGCTCATTGATGAGGAAGAAAGCGGTGTGGATTCGCTGTACAAAACAACGGAGGATTAATC